AGGCAGTGACCCCGCCGCCATTTCCAAGCGCGGCGGGGCTTATAGGAACGTCGTGAGACGTCCCAGGACTACAGTACCGGGTCCTCTATGTACTTATTACTAAGTCTATAGAATCCCTTACCTTCCTTTGAGTAATAGCCCTTTGGGTGACTATTCAGAAAAGAAGGCACCGTCAGTCTGTGAGATACTCGTAATCTGTACGAGTAGTACGATAGATTTTGCAGGTCGTCGTCGACGATCTGCAGCGGCACCGTGTATTGGTATACACGGTACCTTCTACCGTACGACCGCTTATACGGCCGGTCATCATACTTATCGATGATAAATCCAAAGTCTCCCTCCATTGGAGGTTGATAAGGAAGTTCACCTTTGGTTATGATGGTTTCGGCGTATTTTCGGATCATGTTTAGGCTGTCAACGACTAGCTTAACACGTCCTACGCGGTCTCTAGCTGCCCATCTCCACAAGCGATTGTGGAAACGGACTAGCTCAGGTCCAGATCTCCTTATCAAGGTTTTCTGGTACACCGGGGTAACATCTTCTAAATTGTGGTAATGCTTACCACAACTTTCGAAGAAGACAGAGCCAGACCCAAAAGACTTCTCGGCATTCACCGTAAAGCCCAAAAGGTCCAGCATCTCCCGGAGTACATCGTCGGCGGCCTGGGGAACGATTAGATCGTCTCCATAAACACCGACTTTGCCCTGTGGTAACCCTACCTCATCGCATGAAGCCTTTGCGACAGCCCAGAAGACCAAAGACTCGAGTTCGAAAGTAAATGAGTTGCCCATAGAAGAAAACTTCTCTAGGTATACCCACTTACCATCTACTCGCGTCCAGGCACTTCTGAGCTGTTCCAGCAGATTAGCCCATGCGGGGGGTAATAGGTTCCAAATCACAGCTTTCGATATTGTATCGCTTGCCATGCTCAAGTCGAGCGTAGCCAGATCCTCAACTAATGCCTCAAAGGCAAGGTTTTGGTTCAGGGATTGATCATCCAAGTCGACTCCAAAGCGCTTCAACCGCCTCCGAATCTCACGTCCAACAGCTTGCTGCATGAACGTGTTCATCGTAGGTTCCGCTGCAATGCAGCGGTCGGTTTTAGCATCTTTGGGTACTGTGAGAAAGCGACTCCCTTTCACTATCTTGCACGGTCTTATTAATGAGGTAGGACCCACGGGAAAGTAGCCAGTTATGGCCTCAATCCAATGGGGATCCGCCTCTAAGACCGCGATAGCAAGGGGAAGCGCTTCTCGTGTTACAGTCCTATCACTGCTGATCTTTTGTGCAATAGTGCTACCTCGACGCATGTCGAAAGTTGCTCCATTGCTCCACCTACAGCTCTCAAATGTCTTCACAAAATTAGGCTGGTTTCCTAAGACTTCCTCAATTTTCCTCTTAATCGCACTAATGCGACGAAAAGTCTTTTCGTTGCCTTGCGGCTCGGAGCAGAAGAGGAGTCTCGTCAACCTGCCATTGGTCTCGCGACATTTGGACTCAGCAGCCAACCAGCTACTGAGCGCTGCGGAGCGTGTGTCAATGCCTGTCTCTAAACCCGTCCACTTTCGTAGTAAGGAATAAAGCATGTAATTAACAGCAAACTCACGAGACGAACTGATAACACTCGGCTTGTCGATCAAGACAAGTTGCTTCTGATCACCTTTCACAAGGTGGGACAGGAGTGTTCTGGAATACTGAGTATTCGCACGTTTACACAAAGCCTTCATCACTGAAAGCTCAATATGATCACTCATAAGTGTAAGCCTGCTTTCTGATTAGGAAAGCAGTTGCTGGTTCTCGACCACCGCGATGATGTTTGCGTCTGCTTGCAGATTGGCATTCATTTTTCGCAGGTGCTTGCGATCCAACAAGGACGAACGCTCGGGACTCACGTACTCCGTGAAAACACGGGGTAGGTAAGCCACCGTGGGCGCAGGAGCAATACCCGAAATCGTGCTGTTAGACACGGTCTCGAGTACGGGCTCATGCAACCCAATGGTGGTCCGATAGGTTCGGTCTTTCGACTGAGTACCAGATTGGGCCATCTGTGGGCGTTTCTGCTCCACAGAGATCCGCCAGTAACCAATTGTGTTGGCCTGGCTCTGATCCTCGAACCAAAAGACTCCCTTCGGGTCCCTTCCAAGGGGGATGAAGGTATGATTCACTGGGGTTCCCAGTGCATCAGCGAGAACGATGTTCACCGCTACGGGCATATTAATGTCCAATTTCCAAAGTTACCTTTTTAACTGCTGCCTCAACAATGCGGCGGCCGATAAAAGGCGTGACGAACCCAAGCTAACCTTCAGGGAAGGCTTGCGAGGGAATGGATAGCTGGGTAACACCAGCCGCTCGAAACGTTTGAACTCATGACTGCAAGAGCCTTCTTCAAAACCGTACGAGCTCGTAATGGA